TTCAAATTTAAGGGCGGTAAAAACTGCCGCCATATATGGAGGGAAGTATTGTATAAAATGAAAATACAGCCAGCATTAGAAGGCAAAAAAGGGAGTAGTGATTTAGAGGACTATAAAAAAGTAAAGAAGATACCTAAAACTTATAACCCCACACCAAGAGGCCACAAAAGAGCAGCAGTAGCAGAAAGAACTAGGAGCGACAGGGGAGCGCATCCAGCAAATAAAAAATAAAGACATGAAAACAATAGAGAGAATATTCAAACATTTAAATGAAGAAAAGGTAGAGTTAAAGGCAGAGAGAGTAGAGTTGAGTGCTATAATTGAAATGCAAAACAAGTATAAAAAAGGCTCAGCAACTGCAAAAAAACTTTTAAATGATATACAGATAAAAGCAAATAATTTAGCAGCTGCATCTATGATTTTAGGTACAATAAAATCACAATTTAATAAAATAGAAAAAACAGCAAAAGAGTTGGGTGTTGAATTACCAAATAATATTAAATCTTTGGGAAAAGATGCCGAAGATTTAGCAAGGGTCTGCGGCAAAGCAGCTACTGATATTGCGGGGTCCGTAAAATCTGTAAAGATATAATAAAGTGGCTAAAGTTTTATTCATACAAAAAAAAGATATCATAGAGTTTACCTCTGCCAATGGAAATGTAGATGTGGATAAACTGCTACCGCATATTTATAGGGCGCAAACGATAGAGTGCCAGAGATTGTTGGGTACTAAGCTCTATGATAAAATAGTAAGTGACATCACAGGAGGTACGCTAACAGGTGAATACTTAACACTTGTAGATACTTACATCAAGCCTATACTTATACACTATGCCATGATGTATGCACTTCCATATTTGAGTGTAACAATAAGCAATGGAGGTGTGTATAGAAACAACCCTGAGAACGCTACAGCTTTAAGTAGTGATGAGATTAACACACTTGTCGAAAAGGAGCGAGATGCCGCTCAGTACTTTTCACAGAGAATGATTGACTTTTTAAATTTTAACGCAACAGCCAACTTTCCAGAATATTATCAGAATGTCAACGAGGATGTATCTCCTGACTATGATGACAATTTTGGTGGCTGGGTAATGACATAAGATATGGCGAACACTATAGGATGGGGTAAAGGAACACAGAACAACTCTAATGGATGGGGTAAATTTCAAAACACTATTGGAGCTGCTAGTATTTATGAAGATTCATATGCTGGTGAAACTGTGCTAATTGGCACAAGTGCTGCTTTTTCATATTCTAAAAGCTCATTTCATCAAGGTGAAGCTGATCCTACTCCTACGATCACAGGAACAACAGGCGGAACATTTTCAGCTACTCCAAGCGGTTTAAGTATTAATACTTCTACAGGTACAATTGACTTAGATAATTCTACTATTCAATCTTATACTATAACTTACACAGTTAGTGGTGTTAGTGCTAATTTTAATTTAGCTGTAACTGCTTCTCCATTTGTTGCTAATAACTTTAGTATGCAGTTTGATGCTGCAAGTTCACAGTATGTAATAGCAGAAATTGGTGAATTAAATAATGCAACTGCATTAACATTTTCAGGATGGGTTAAAAAAACAAGTGGTAACGTTATTGGGTTTGAAAGTTTTGCATTTTCAAGTGATAGGGTAATTTTATATTGGTGGAGTGATAACAATGTTTATTGGAGCGTTAGAAATGGCAGTTTCTCTTCTGCTGCTAAATCTGCTTTAACTAATTTTGACTGGAATCATATTGCAGGGACTTTTGATGGTGCTACAAATACTATAAAATTGTATATAAATGGTTCATTAGTAGATACTGAAACAGGTCAACCATCTTCAACAAGTGGTAATCTTGCAAGCAATTTTCACATAGGATTATCTAATGGAAGTACTTATAATACAGGATTTGTAGACGAGGTTGCAATTTGGAACACAGCATTAGGAGAAACAGCCATACAGGAGATTTACAACGCTACAGCAAACAACACAGGCAAGGTATTAGATTTAAACACAGATTCAGGAAATTATACATCCAGTGCAAACTTACAATACTGGAACAGATTAGGAGATTAAATTATGAGTACAAAATACATAGCATCAAACTGGAGATTACCAAACAAAGCAGGAGTAGATTCTTATTTAAATGATAACTATGGGCTTACTTTTAGTGGAACAAGTGAGTATATTAACTGTGGCAATATTTCAAGTTTACAAAACACAAACATTTTAAGTATTTCAATGTGGTTTAATTTAAACACATTAACAACACAAAGAATGCTTGGCCATTATACTATAAACAATGGTTTAACTATTGAGTCAGATTCAAACGTAATATATTTTGTAATAGCAAATGGTTCATTAACATTTGCAACTTTACCAATAAGCGGGAATATAACTACAAATACTTGGTTTAATATAGTTATGGTTTATGACGGTAGTCAATCAAGTAATGAAACAAGATTAAAAGCATATCTAAACAATGAAGAAAAAACTTTAAGTTATGTTGGTAATATACCAAGTTCACTTGCAGTCAATAATTCTGCTGTTCTTGGATTAGGTAGCACTACGCCTCCCACTAATGTAGATATGGATGGCAAAATTTCAGAAGTAGCCATATTTGACTATGCTTTAAGTTCTACACAAATAAACAGTTTATATGGTAGCAGTTCATTAGGTGCAGGAAATCCTATGGTATTAAATCCTGTAGCCTTTTACCCTTTAGGAGACAATAGTTCAGGAAATCCACTTACACAACCGAATGAAGCTGTAGAAGATGCAAGTGTTTTTGATTTTGTTTCAGCAGATGGTGATAGAATTTTATGCTCACCAACACCAACACCAGGAACAGGGCCTTTAAATAGTATAAATAATGCGATATCAATTAGTTTGTGGATAAAAACTACTCAATCTTCTGTAAACCAATATCCAATGTTAAGAAGTTATTTAGGTGGTACTAACAGAGATTGGGAAATAAGACAGAGAAGCGATACTAATTTATTTCATATTTATTTTTTTAACACTTCAGGCACACAACTTGATATTGGACTAACAGGTAGCACAGACCCACAAGGTGATGCATACATTGTAACTAATGACGGTAATTGGCATAATGTTTTAGTAGTTTATGATGGAACTGATACAGCAAAAATTTATGTAGATGGGATTTTACAAGGAAGTAACACTTCAGCAAGTTTTGGAACATTAAGAACTAACGCAAGAACTACAATAGGCGGTTATAATAATAGTGGCAATGCTTTTGCTGGTGCTGGTTCTTGGAATGGTCAAATATCAAATGCAGTTGTATGGAACTCTGACCAAAGTTCTGAAAAAGATAATATTTACAATTCAGGAGTACCAGCTACATCATACACAAACACACCAACAGCTTGGTATAAGTTAGACCAATCAGCAAACTGGGATGTAAGTGGTTCAGGATACTGGGATGTGCCAGATGCTTCAGGAAATGGCAATGATGGCATAAGTTCAGGAATGACTTCAGCTAATTTAGTTTTAACTGATCTAACGAGAAACCTACCTTATGATAGTTACAGTTTTAATTTTGATGCTGCAAGTAGTGATTATATAGAAATTGCTGATAATTCTGCTTTTCAAATTACAGACAATTTAACTGTTTCAGCTTGGGTTTATCCTGTTAATAAATCAGCTACAAATACAGTTGTAGACAAATTTTTTGATGGTTCAGATAGAGCTTGGATCGTAAGAGTTCAAAATTCAAGATTTAGAATAGGTATATCTAATACATCAGGTTCAGCAAGTGTCACTTATGAAACTAATACAGCTTTAACTAACAATGCTTGGCATCATTTATTATTTACTTTTAACAGCACAACAAATGAAGTCAATCAATATATTAATGGTGTTTTAGATTCTGCTTCACCACATACAAAAAATGATTTAATTGCTGTAAACACTCAACCCATAAGAATAGGTGGAGGTTATAATTTGTCAAACTTTTTTGATGGTAAAATAAGCAATGTATCAATATTTAATCAAGCACTTACATCTACAGAGGTTATGAAACTGTATTCAAATGGAATGCCTCAAGACCTTACAAGTTTCACACCAGCACCAGTAGCTTGGTGGACATTAGGAAGCAATAGCTTCTTTAACGGTACTAATTTTATCTGTAAAGATTTAAGTGGAAGTAACGATGGCACAAGCGTAAATGCTGGAGTAGATGCATTGAAAGGAAACACACCACGCTCAGAAGCAAATGGAACAGGCACTAATCAATCAATCCCAGAGAATTTAGTAGGAACAACAAAATATTCAAGTAACAATAGTTGGAGTATCAATATGAGCGAAAGTGCAAGAGTAGCAGATACACCATAAAATATAAACAAATGGCAACATATATAGAAATAAATATAGACGATACAAGCAAAGTAGATTTTTCACAGGTTAATACTACTAGCTCACAGACAATGAGAAGAAACTTAGCAAACACTAGGGCTATTATAGCATTTGACGTAGAACCTAGTTTTATAACTAATGGCACATTGACACCAATTCAAACGATGGATCACGCTCAATGTCTAGCTTTATTAGCAGATAGTGACTGGACACCAGAAGAACCCGAATAGTGAAATATGTAACCAACATATTACAGAAGCCCAAGAAACGAAGAAGGAACGTGCATAGCAAGAATGCAAGTAAAGGACAGGTAGGATATAAAAAAGTATATCGTGGACAAGGTAAATAGTATAAGAATGGACGATCACAGTTTATTAATGGTAGTTAGCTCGCTAATAGGAGCTTTGGGAATTAAGGAGATTTGGGGCATAGTAAGACAAAAGATTGACATAGGTGCTAAAAAAGAAGAACGTAAAGACAATGCTTATGCACAACAGATTGAAGTATTGACAAATAAAATACAGCAGCTAGAAACTAAGATCGAGCTACTTATAGAAGAAAATATTCAGCTAAGAATTAAAGTCGCTAAGATGAGCGAAAGGCTTATAAATACAGCCAAGAAAAGAGTACAAACTAGAAGAAAGAAAGATGAGTCGAGTAATTAAAGAAATACACATTCATTGCTCCGCTACTAAACAAGTTGTTAGTGCCGACACAATAAGAAGATGGCACACTTCAGAACCCCGTAATTGGTCAGACATAGGCTACCATTATGTGATCTCAAACCAAATAGAATTTGGGAGACCTGTTTCAAGAATGCCTGCTAGTGCTAGAGGCCATAATAAGCATGCAATTGCTATATGCTATTCAGGAGGTCTTAATCCTGTAACGGGCAAGCCAGAGGACACAAGGTCACCAAGACAAAAAGAATTGATGTTAAAGTTAATTAGGCAGTTAAAACATATTTACCCCAACGCAACAATTCATGGGCATAGGGATTTGAGTGTAGATAAGGACGGAGATGGAGTTGAGAAGCATGAATGGATGAAGTCATGCCCATGTTTTGATGCCGAAATAGAATACGCAGAGTTTCAACCGAAGAACTTTAAACCAAAAAGTAAAGCAGCGAGAGATGAAAAAGTTAAAAGAAACAAAACTAGGAAAGCTTCTTAAGGATAAAGCTCCACAAGTATTTGATTTTGTAGGTGATATTTTACCAGATAGCGGTGCGCTAGGTATTGTGAAAAACCTTATTGACAAAGATGAGGCAATAGATCCTGAAACTAAAAAGCTTTTACATCAGCAGTTAGTAGAAACCTACAAGCTAGAAGTTGAGGACAGAGACTCAGCTAGAAAAAGAGAAATAGAAATCACTAAAACAGGTAAGGTTGACTGGATGTTTATTGCTACAGGTGCTTCTGGCTTACTAGCTTTTTTATTTATTATTTATGCTGTTGTCTATGTTACCATACCCGAACACAATGAAAAAACATTTTACACTTTAATCGGTCTCTGTGAAGGACTGATAGCGAGTATCTACGCCTTCTATTTTGGGGCAAGGGTAAGAAGTAACGATTAAGAAAATGAAGCCTTTTAATGAGCTGTACGCAAGTGATGGCAATCCTAAAGTGCGCCTAAATGAACAGGAGTACAACATTATCTATCAATATAGAGAAAAGAAAAAACCACAAGAAAAACGTATCTTAATAATAGGCGATCTGCATT